TCGGACGATCGGCACCGGCGCCACCTCCTCCCGGAGCGCATGTTTGCTGATCGGGTCGAGCTTTACACCGCGTATCACGATAAGTGCGACGAGGACAAGGTAGTGCCGGCCGGGCTCGCGGCGATCAGGGAGGCGGAGAAAAAGAGCCTTGTGGTCATCTTTATAACCGGCCGCCCTTCCCGCTTCCGCGAGAAGACTGTGCTGTGGATCTCGGAGCGGCTGGGGATCGACACCCCAACGCTTCTCATGCGAGCTGAAGGCGACCAGCGTAGCGCGCCGGACTTAAAGGTACACGCGCTCAGCTCTCGCGGATTTCAACCGAATCAGATACAACTTGCTTATGATGACCGGGACGACATTTTGCGCGCATACGCTGGTTATGGGGTCGCGGTCGCGCGCCTCCGCAAATTGTCGGTCGATCTTGCGCCGCCGTCGATCCAACCCAACTTTAAGTGTAACCCGTTCCCGGACGTTGAGCCGCTCGACACAGACCCGGCGCGCTGGCTTCGGGAAGGTGAAAAGGTATTCCGGCGCGCTGACGGAAAGTACAAGGATGCGTACCTTGTGGCCGGAGACGTTATGGCTGCGCTGTTCCCTGAAGGCGTAACGCTTGAAGGCGCAGAAGACTTCCAACGCTTCGGAGTGCTGACGCAGATCGTCGGGAAGGTTACGCGCTACGCGATGACGCTGGAGGACGGCGGCCACGCTGACAGCGCCTTCGATCTCTCTGTATACGGCTCGATGCTTCGAGCGATTACCAAAGAAGGAATCCAAGAATGACAATCCAAGAACTGTTCAAGATGGGGATGAAACGCGACCTGAGCGAGATCCGCGAGCCGGGACCGGGAGAGGTTCTGGACCTTGGTGCGGGCAACGAAGGGATCGACTGGGCAACGCCGCTCGACCTTCCCCGTTGGGACGCGGAGCTGTGCGATATTCCGAGGAAGGACGAGAGCGTTGCGGCCATCTACGCCTTCCACTTTTTCGAGCACTTCACCGGCCGTCGCGCAATCGAGCTTCTCCGGGAGTGCGAGCGCGTTCTGGTTCCCGGCGGCGTCCTCACGATCGTCGTGCCGCACAGGCTTGGCTCGATGGCGTTCCACGACCTCGACCACAAGAGCTTCTGGTGCGAGGATACGCTGAAGACGCTACTGGGCAACCCGTATTACGACAAGCACGGCGAGTGGAAAATGTCGGTGACGTTTAGCATGATCGCCGGAGTCGTCGAGCGCAACTTGTGCCTGATGGCGCAGCTCGTAAAGGACGGTGAGCAATGAACCTCTTTGCCGTCTTCGATACTGAGACGACCGGGATACCAAAGCACCCGAACGCAAAGGACGAGGTTCAGCCGCGCATTATCGAATTTGGCGCGGCGCTCGTCGATTACACAGGGAAGGTGTACAAGGAGTTCGAGTGCCTTTTCAACCCCGGCGTAAAGCTGGAGCCGATCATTACAAAGATCACAGGGCTCACTGACGAGGATCTCGCGGACCAACCTACGTATGAACAGCAAGCTGCAGAAATTCGGACTTTCTTCGGAATGGCTGAGGCGGTAATCGCCCACAACCTTCCATTTGATTCGACAATTCTGGATTTAGAGGAGAAGCGGCTGGGCAACGAGTCGTTCCCGTTCCCGTACATCAAATTGTGCACAGTCCAGGAGAATGCTGAGAGATGGGGCAGAAGGCCCAAGTTGACAGAGATGTACGAGGAGGTCACAGGGGAGGAGTTGGCCCAGTCTCACAGGGCTCTGGACGACGTACACGCGCTTGTCGAGGTTTGCATCAAAACAGGACTGCTACATGAAATCCATACCGCAATTGAAAGTCAGAACTGAGTATTCATTCCGCTCCGCCTTCGGTCCTGTCGATAAGGTCGCGGCGCGGCTGGAGGAGATCGGGTGCCCGGCCGCCGGGATCGTTGACCGCGTTGGGACGTGGGGACACGCTGCTTGGGAAGGCGCGCTGAAAAAGCGGGATATTCCAGCAGCCTTCGGCGCTGAGTTCGTTATCCCCACGGAAGACGGCCGGAAACCTACTTGCTGGGTGCTGGCGGAGAACCTTCGTGCCTTCTATCGGCTTTCGTCAAGCAACCCTTCTACGCCACGAGAGATGGCCGAAGCGACAGGCGTGATCCGATTCGCCGGAGCTGCGCTCACGGACCCGGACGCATTCGACTATATCGACCTCAACCCGCGTTCGATCGGCGAGTGTCTCCGGCGCGTTAAGCTGGCGGAGGAAACTGGGAAGCCGATGGTGCTGACGAGTGACAACGACTATCCCGCGCCGGGCGACCGGGACCGCTTTCTGGCTTGGGACGACTCGAAGAAAATGACGCCGCAGCATATCCTCGACGCTGACGAGATGCGCCGCGCGTTCTGGTTCCTCTCCGACGAAGTGTACAGCCAAGCCCGGCGTAATACTTTCGAGGTAGCGGAGCGCGTCGCTGGTAAGTCGCTCGAAGCTGCGCCTATGATCTGGGCTCCCGGCGATCTCGCCGCAGAGGTCGAGGAAGGCCGCGAGGATCGGTTGGCGCAGGGCGTTATCCCGGAGTGGACAGACGTTTACCAGAAGCGCCTCGAACGCGAGTTGGAGTTGATAAAGCACAAGGACTATGAAAGTTATTTTATTGTGGTCGCGGATCTGGTAAAGTGGGCGAAGACGAAGATGCTTGTGGGCCCGGCTCGCGGCTCCTCTGCGGGCTCTCTCGTGTGCTACCTTCTCGGAATAACAGAGGTGGACCCGATTGTCCACGAGCTTATTTTTGAGCGGTTCATCGACATCAACCGGGACGACCTCCCTGACATTGATATCGACTTCAACGACAAAAAGCGCGACATGGTCTTTGACTACCTCGCGGACAAGTACGGCGTCGAGAACGTCGCAAAGATCGGATCGGTGAACCGGCTCAAGCCGCGATCGGTCATGGCACACGCAGGGAAGAAACTGGGCATCCCAGCCGGGTCCACATTCGCCGTCCTCAACGTGCTGGTTGAGCACTCCTCCGGCTCCTCGCTTTACGGTCAGGCGCTCCGGGATACGATCGAGAACACGAAGCCCGGCCAGGAGTTCGCGGCCCGGTATCCCGAAGGCCAGTTGATCGGCGAGTTGGAGAACCACGCGAGCCACTCCGGCGTTCACGCCGCCGGGATAATCGTTGCCAACGAGCCTGTTATTGAGTTCTGTACCGTCCGGGACGGCGTTGCGCAGATCGACAAGAAGGACGCAGAGCACCTCAACCTCCTGAAGATCGACGCGCTGGGCCTTCGGACGCTCGGAGTGATCGAGGATACCGGCCGTATCACGAACGAAGAATTGTATGCGATGCGCTTCGACGACCCTGATGTGCTCCGCATCTTCGATGAGGAAAAGTTCTCAGGGCTGTTCCAATTCGAGGGAGCCGCGCAGCGCCGGGTATCGGTCCAGATCCCAATTACCTCGTTCAAAAAGATCGACCATGTCACAGCTTTGGCGCGGCCCGGCCCTCTCGGTGGTGGCGCGGCGAACACCTACATCAACCGGAACCTTGGCCGCGAGGAGGTCGCATACAGGCACCCGTCAATGTCAACCTATCTCGCCGATACAATGGGCGTCGTTCTGTATCAAGAGCAGGTCATGCGGATCGTCCGGGAGATCGGGCAATTCAGCTGGGAGGAGACCAGCATTGTGCGGAAAGCGATGAGCGCGAGTAAGGGCAAGGAGTTCTTCAACGAGCGTGCCGCGCGCTTCGCAGAGGGTGCGAGGGCGCAAGGGATCTCCGACGAAGACGCCCACGGGATCTGGGAGGAGATCTACAACTTTGGCGCGTGGGGTATGAACAAATCGCACACGACGAGTTATGCCATGATCTCGTATTGGTGCGCCTACATGAAGCGATACTTTCCGATTGAGTACGCGGCCGCGTGTCTCCGATCGGCGAAGGACGACGAGCAAGCTGTGGAGATCCTCCGGGAACTCGTCAAGGAGGGCGTCCCATATGAGCCGTTCGACCCGGAGCACTCCGAAGCTAACTGGACGGCGAAGGAAGGGAAGGTGTATGGTGGATACACAAACCTCGTCGGGATCGGCCCGGTCAAGGCTCGCAAATATATTGAGAAGCGCGACGCTGGCGGACTGACAGAAAAGGATCTGGAAGACCTCGCCGCGAAGCAGGTCAAGCATCAGGATCTCTGGCCAGCGCACACGCTGTATGGGGACGTATACCGCAACCCGGAGCTGTACAACATTCGTGGCCGGGTCCGGGAGTTCACGACTCTCGACGACCAGGAGAACGGCTGCGTGGTGGCTCGCCTCGTTAAGAAGTCGCGCCGGGACGACAACGAGAACGTCCTGATCAACAAGCGAGGCGGCGAGGTGCGGAAAGGCCAAACGCTTTTCCTCGACATGTTCGTGGTCGACGACTCGACGAGCAAGCCGGTGACTTGCCGGATACGGCCGCGCAACTGGGACGCTTTCGGCGAGATCGTCGCGGACAGAGCTGTGGAGGGACAGGACTGGTTCCTGATTCGCGGCCGCTGGCTCAAAGACTTCTCAATGATGATCGTTGACAAAGTGAAGTGCCTCACCAACCCGGAGATGTTCACATGAGGAAGAAAGAGCAGCGCGTTTGGGACTCCCTGAAACGGAATAAGCCGCGCCACATCGAGCTGGAGCGAATCGAGAACCTCGTTGGGGAGGGAATCCCGGACGTATTCGTGTGTGCGCTGGCGCGTATGGCTTGGTGCGAGCTAAAGGCTGCGACGGTCCCGGCGCGCGCTTCGACCCGTCTGCTGGGCTCCGAAGGGCTCCGGGTAAGTCAGCTGAACTGGCACAGCACCGCCCGGCATTTTCGGCTCCCGGTTTATACTCTCATCAGGGACGACCGCAAGCTG